AATGGTCTATTTTGTTAATCAATTATATTACCCCACATATCATTGATGGCTTTAGGTCTATTTTTAATGAATCAGTTCGTTTATGTCAAGAAAATGACGAGATTGAAAAGTATTTAATGACTTATCAAAATTTACTCGCAAGAATACCCAAATGGAATCAAACAATGATTAAAGATGAACACGAACGAATTGTTAAATTATGTAACTGTACTTATTTAGAAGATATATTAACGTGCGTACATATAGTTCAATTAAAGATTCTTAGTTGCGTTCGTGTAGGAAATGAAACCACAAAGGTTAAAATCGACATACCAGAGTTTAGCACATTTTTACATCAAGTATATATCAATATTGCTCGTAAATTATATTCGTCCATCTATTTATTTGAAATAGACATTGCTCCTTTAGAACAACAAAAAAGAAATAGAGAGTTTGAGTTGATTGTACAGACTTGTATTATGAACACAATTCGTGATCGAATTCCGATTGAAACATTATTAAGACAATACATAGATGAAACACAAGAAATAGAAATTATAAAAGAAGAGAAAATTAGTGAACCCAAAATAGTTGAAAAACCAATGCCAATACCTCAAGCAATACCTCAAGCAATGCCTCAAGCAATAAATAATAATTTTAATGAATTAAATAATTTAAATTCAAATTTAAATAAAATTATGGAACCTCATAATAAGGTAGAGTTTGCTGAAAAGAATTCAGTATTAACATTTGAATCTGAAAAAGATGATTCAGACATTATAACTATTGGTGATGATGTCCCATTAAATAATTTTGATTTTGAAGATTTAGATATAGATTTATCTAAAAAGGGAGATAAAGTTGAACTCGCATTTGAAGAATTATAATTTCGTTCATTTATTTGAATTAAACAATATATATATTTTAATGACTGAATATATATATATTGCTTTGTTATCTGGTATTGCTTTTTTTATTTTTAAATTATTAATGAACAAAAAAAATAAAGTGGCAACGGATGAAAACGGAACTACTGATAAAAATGTTATGAGAGATAGCGTGTATGTCACAATTATCGTTGGTTTAATTTTATTCGCTAAAGAACATTATTATAATAAAGGTAATATAAAAACCCAAGTATTTACAAATGAACCTGCTTTTTAATTTCATCTAAATCCATACAATCTTCAAGTACATCTGTTTCATATGATTTAAAACAGACGTGACTAAATTGCTTTTCAGGTGTATGATTATGTACTATTCTCGCTATCATTTTATATAATTTGAATTCAGGGTATCTCTCTTCTCCATTCTTTTTATATAAAACATTTACTCCATTATCATCATACAACCAAGAAATAATCAAATCATATACAGGGACTTTCTTATAAGACTCTATACATTTAAAATCATCTATTATAAAATCAATCATAGAACAAGCCAATCTGCATAAATCAAAACTATAATTTGGCTCAATTACGGGTTTACTAGGATTATAAAAAGGTTCACAGTTGTATTGAGTATGAGCTGTTCCATTTACAGAAAAACTGTCGCTACACAAAAGTATGTTGTTTACTGTATAAATAGCACGACCAAAGTCAATTATTTTATAAATTTTTCCATAAGTGGGTATCTTGTAATATTTACCAAGTATTTTATAATGTAAAAATTCTTTAGTGGTAGACACATACATAATATTATTTGTGTGTAGATCGTTGTGAGTAAATTTAAATGCTTGTTGATATAAATATAACATTGCGATTACTTGAAACATTGCGCTTTCCAATTCTTCCATTGTTATTTCGCTATTTTCTAAAATAGAATCAAATGTGGATTCACAACATTCAATAGCAATTACATTTGTAGGTATTTTATTTATTACTAATAATAAATTTTCGGCTTCAGTTTCAGTTTCAGTTTCTACTGTTGAATTATCTGATTCTGTTTCCCAATGTTCTGTTTCATTCGAATGTTGAGATGCGTTTTCTGAATCTGAATCTGAATCTGAATCTGAATTATCTACTGTAGAATGTTCTGATACATTATCATTATCAGTATGTTGATCTTTATTTGTATCATTGTCAGAATCACTATCAGTCGATTCCTTATCAGTCGATTCCTTATCAGTCGATTCCTTATCAGTCGATTCCTTATCTTTGTCATTTGTATCTAAATCAAAATCATCCAATTCGTCTAATTCATCTGCTACTATCTCAACTGTTTCATCAGAAATATTGATTAAATCATTTTTTTTAAACATCGAATTAAATTTATCATCTTTAAAGTGAAACAACCCATGCATATTTTCATTAAAAAATTTAGAATCACATAAGTATTCAAAATCATCTGTAATATTAATCTCACATTTTTTTGTTAAACAAACATAATTATCATAAAATTCTAATCCGTGTACAAATCCAGCATTTAATAATTTAGATGTTAAATAATAAAAAAAACCATCTACATAAGCATAATTATTCACTGAATGTATATATTCTTGAAACTGGCTTGTAAATTCAGTTACTTGAGAATTTTTTGTTGGTAATTGATTTATTTCATCGGGCTTGTATTTCCCGATTAAGTATTTTACATAATCTACTAAAGTGATGAATTTTTTAAAACAAGTTTTCACATTTCCATTTATATCTGTAAATCTGAATTTGTTATAAGAGAGTCTCTCTGTGTATTCTTTTACCTTTTTATCTGGGAATACAGATACAGCATTTTGTAATGGGTTATAAAATGTTATTTCATTAATATCAAAAGGCATATCACAAAGTTCCATATTAAATTGAAATATAAAAAACTTGGTAAATTTAAACTAAACAAAATACAAAGTATTAAATAGTATCTAAATATATATGTCTAAAACAAAGAAAAATTGTCGAATGGAAATCACATATACAGGAATACACGAATGGTATAAAAGTTTATTTGAAAAATTAGGATGGATGGTATTATCCAAAGAGCATAATATAGATGATAAAGTTGAATTGTATAAAGATTCTTTATATAGATTAAAGGATTGTATGATTAAAAAACATAAACAAATAAAAGATGTCGATAAAAAAGAAGATTTAAGAATTATGTTGAATAATTTAGAAGTGCTTATAAAGCACGTAGAGAAGGACTTTAAATAAAAATAAAATATATTATATTATATAATGTCGAAAACAAAAAAAAGCGGTAAAGTATCTAAAACAAAGAAAAATTGTAACACTAATTCTAAAAAACAAAAATGTGATAAAGAATACACATATGGATCAATAGTAGCAGGATATTATAGCGTATTGGATGGATTAAGTACTGCTACAATAAACAAAAGTAAAAAATTGAATGAAAAAGTTAAAATATATAAAGATGATATGTATAGAACACACGACTGTATGGTAAAACTATACAAAAAAGTAAAAGATGCAGATAAAAAAGGAGATTTGAAAGTTATGTTGAGTAATTTTGAAATATTTATTAAAAATGTAGAACAGGGAATTAAACTTTAAACCATTATATAAAGTTTATTCACGTTTTTTTCAATATAATAATTTGAACCGTCGACATATATCATCATTATTATTCTCTATACCCACATAGATTGATTTCTTCTGTCGCGTAATTGCCACGTGAAGTAATGAATCATATACAATATTTCCTGTTTTTTTACTGAAAATATTCAATGAATGCTCAGTTACACCTAATAAAAATACGACTTCTCTTCCTGCTCCTTTGGATGTATGTATAGATAGAATTCGTGTGGCGTGTTCAGAATCTTTTAATTGAATTGTTTTTCCTTGTTCTGCTTTATGTAAATAAACCCATTTTGTATCTGTCTCTTTACTCTTCATTCTACTTTCCCAAAAACGTTGAATCTCTAATTCTAAAATAACAGCGAAATTATTTTTAGATAAAATCGGAAAGATAAACATAAAATTATTAGGCAAGTAATTATATTTCGCAATCTCCAAATCCATATAATGAATTATTTTATGTATCACATTATACATATCTTCTAAATTTGTTTTATAATAAGGGTCTACATTGAATATGGTGTACGGTTTAATGTCTTCGTGAATGTATTTACAAGGTTTATCACATATTTTGATTACTTTGGGTAAATTATATTTTTCATATGGGATAATTGTATTCACGAAATATTTAAATTGTTCATTATGGAAACGCATCACTTGATTAATACCCGTCGTTTTATTTATTTTGGCATCGGCTTCATCAATACACGTATAAATATTCTTATCTCCCCAAATACTTTGAAGTTTATCTCCAATCATATACAGGTCCATTTTCGTTTTATTACTTATAGTTATAAATGCCTCCATATAGTGATTACCTAAATCTTGAGCTTCATCGATTATAATCAATGTATTATTATTCATTTCAATAGTTGTATTACAATATTTTAATTCATTTGTGATATATCCGTCTTTGATCTCATTAATCACATTATTATAATAATCTTCATTATTTATTTCTCTCTTTTTATCTACTATATAGTGTGTAAATGAATCGATTGTGCCGATTATTACAATAATTTCAAAACCATTTCTATCAAATACTATTTTGTATTGCTTTCCCAATGTTTCATTTATTAATTTATATTTATACAACAATTTGGAATCATATTGTTGTTTAATCTCATTGTAAATAACTTCTTTGGCTGAATGCATTTTTGTTAAAAATAAAAGCGTTTTTTTATTTATAAATTTTGGATTGTTTAATAATTGAACACTTTCATATGTTTTTCCGCAACCTGCCCCTCTTTGATTAAAAAATACCTCGCCTTTTAAACACGATTCACAAGATATCTCTCGCATACATATTATTGTTTCATTGATTTTATTTATCTTAAACCAAGGTTCTGAATGGATTAATATACCTGTTTCAAATGTACATACTACTTTATTATTTTCTATATAAAATAATGAGGTTCCTTGTTGAATTATTTTACTTTTTTCTGTTGGACTTTCTATTTCATATATAATTTTATCATTACATTGAACACATATTCGATTTATAATTATATTTTGTTTAATTGCGGTTTTTAATTCATTTATAATGGATTGATTTTTTTTTACACATATTCTTTTATGAGAGAAGTGAGGTGATTTAACAACCCCCTTTTTTAATATTAATGGTAGATTACAATCTGGGCAATAATAACAGTTTTGTTTATTCGCATTATTCGGATTTATATAATCTAATGTTGTTTTAGATATGGCTCCATATTGACGGAGCAAACAATTCATACTATAATAGTATATTATATATCTTTATTTTGTTACTGCGTTTATATTCAAGTCATATATTGAATATATATTATATATATATATGACTTTAGAATTGAAAAAGTTTGATATGAAACGTATTACATTTTTAAAAGAAGAAAGTAAAGGCCCCGTTGTGGTATTGATCGGTCGTCGTGATACAGGCAAAAGTTTTTTAGTGAGAGATTTATTATATCATCATCGTGATATCCCTATTGGTACTGTTATATCTGGGACTGAAGCAGGGAACGGGTTTTATGCTGCGCACGTCCCCAAATTATTTATACACGATGAATACAATACGGGTATTATTGAAAATATCTTAAAAAGACAAAAAACAGTGATCAAAGAAGTAAATAAACAAGTTCAATTGTATAAAGTTTCAAAGATTGACCCACGTACATTCGTGATATTAGACGATTGCCTTTATGATAATACTTGGTCGAGAGATAAAATGATGAGGTTATTATTTATGAACGGCCGCCATTGGAAAGTATTTTTAATTATTACAATGCAGTATCCTTTAGGAATACCTCCTACATTAAGAACAAATATAGATTATGTTTTTATTTTACGTGAGCCTTATATTGCGAATCGTAAACGTATCTATGAAAATTATGCGGGAATGTTCCCTACATTTGAATCCTTTTGTCAAGTTATGGATCAATGTACTGAGAATTTTGAATGTCTTGTAATTGACAACAATGTTAAATCAAATAAATTGAGTGACCAAATATTTTGGTATAAAGCAAACTCGGACATAAGACACGACTTTAAATTGGGTTCAAAAGAATTTTGGGAAATGTCTAAATCGATCGGTGATGACGAAGAAGACACTCCTTATAATCCTGAACAATACAGAAAAACAGTTCAAAAAATTAATGTTAAAAAAACGAAGTGGTAAAAACAATGGTGTAAAAATATAATATTATATAAATATATATGGCTACTATTGGTAAACAGTTTAGAAGTGTTAGCAGAAGTATGGGGTTATTACCAAATCATAAATATAAAACAGCAAAGAATTTTGAAGGTTTAAATTATGACCAATTATTACAAATTAAACCATCTGAAATAAAAACAAGAAGTATTAATAGGAGAGAATTAAAAGAAATATTCCCTGAAAATAGCAGAGAGTATACAGCACTTAAATGGTTATTAGGTCGAAAACAACATATGTCTCGACGTAATTCCACAAAGTCTCACTCAAGTGCTATAAAAAACTTTTCTAAAAGAAATACGAATACACGAAATCAAGCACGAACATTAGTTAATAATTCTCGTGCTAGAGTTATAAATAAAGATTTATCTAAGGAACAAATAAAACTCCAAAAAGCTATAAATTTACACAATTTACATATGCGTTATTCTAATTTATAAATTACATATTTCTATGTTTTGTATTGCTACTTCTTTTTGTGTTCGCACTTTTTGCTCTAGCTTTAGGTAAATTGTATAAATTCGTTCTCATTCATATGTCCCTAACGCACGATGTACCGAGTAATATGATTGTTAATCACAATTTGACTAATAAATTGTACTGTTATTTCTTGAGGATATTTACTGTTGTGTTTAAGTTTTAAACGAATATTTTAAGTTATTTTCTGTTTCTAAATTCCTTTCTAGTTTGTCCTTTACCTTGTACTTTCCATCTTAATTCAAAATTATTACTATTTGAATCACTGTTTGCGTTTGATTTTGGTAAATAAACTCCTAATGATTTATGATTTAAATTCAATGGTTGATTTTTTCGAGTTTCTTTTGATTTACCTGAAGAAGGTTTGTTGGGTGAAGGAGGCTTAGGTGAAGAAGGCTTAGGTGATGAAGGCTTAGGTGGTTCAACCACTTTTTTTTTGGTTTTAGCTGCCGATTTTGAAGAACTTTTTTTAGATAAGGGTGGAGGGGTCGGTGGCTCAGGCAAAGGCTGTTGAGGTAAAGATGGCTCAGGCAAAGGCGCCTCAATAAAAGGTCTTGGTAGTGGTAAATTTGCCGTTTGTACGCGTTGCGCTTTTTTTGATACATCAGGTTCAACCCCCGATTTAGGCATATATCTGTTTAATTTTCTCGTTAATTCATCTAAACTACAAGTAAGTTCT